GTTCCACTGGTTCCTGATGAACCACTGGTTCCTGAAGTTCCATTTATTCCTGAAGTTCCTGAAGTTCCGTTTATTCCTGAGGTTCCTGAAGTTCCACTGGTTCCTGATGAACCACTGGTTCCTGAAGTTCCATTTATTCCTGAAGTACCTGAAGTTCCATTTATTCCTGAAGTACCTGATGTTCCATCTGTTCCACTTGTTCCTGAAGTTCCATTTATTCCTGAGGTTCCTGAAGTTCCGTTTATTCCTGAGGTTCCACTTGTTCCTGATGAACCACTGGTTCCTGAAGTTCCATTTATTCCTGAGGTTCCTGAAGTTCCATTTATTCCTGAAGTACCTGATGTTCCATCTGTTCCACTTGTTCCTGAAGTTCCTGATGTTCCGTCTATACCTGAAGTACCTGATGTTCCGTCTATACCTGAAGTACCTGAAGTACCATCAATTCCTGAAGTACCTGAAGTTCCATTTATTCCTGAAGTTCCACTTGTTCCGTCTATACCTGATGTACCACTTGTTCCTGAAGTACCTGAAGTTCCGTCTGTTCCACTTGTTCCTGAAGTTCCATCCGTACCTGAAGTGCCTGAAGTGCCACTTGTACCGTCTGTTCCGCTTGTTCCAGAAGTTCCGCTTGTTCCAGAAGTTCCGTCTGTTCCCGAGGTACCACTTGTTCCATTTATACCAGAAGTTCCACTTGTACCATCTGTTCCTGAAGTACCTGAAGTACCTGAAGTTCCATCTATACCTGAAGTACCTGAAGTACCTGAAGTACCTGAAGTTCCATCTATACCTGAAGTACCTGAAGTACCTGAAGTACCTGAAGTTCCATCTATACCTGAAGTACCACTTGTGCCATCAATTCCAGAAGTTCCGCTTGTTCCGTCTATACCTGAAGTTCCACTTGTTCCATCTATACCTGATGTACCACTTGTACCTGAAGTACCTGAAGTACCTGAAGTACCTGATGTACCGTTTGTACCTGAAGTACCTGATGTTCCTTTTATTCCTGAAGTACCTGATGTTCCGTCTCTACCCGAAGTTCCTGATGTACCTGCTGGTCCTTGATCTCCATACCCTACTAATTTACTCATATTAAATGAGATATTAATAGGTGTAAAGTTTGTGGGTCCATTTGCAGTTTTAAATCTAATTCCTACAACATCACCATTTGCTAATTCTAATATATCTGTAATAGAAAATGAACCTCTAGCATTATTTTGAAATGATCTTTTAGTTGTTGTAGGGATTTGTTCTATACCATTTACAAATATTGCTGCAATTAAAGTATCAGAACCACCAGCAAAGAAAGTATATGAAGCATTTATTAAATAATCTCCAGCTAATTCTGATTGTGGAATTGTATATGTGTCTGCTGTTAAGAATGTTCCAGCAGTAAAAGTTAAAGATAAAGATCTTCCTTGAGTTCCTGTATTCCATCCTTGATATGAAGTACCAATAGATATTGCTGATCCACCAACTTCAAATATTTCACCATATGCTGTAGCTCCTTCTACAAACCCACTTGTACCCGATGTTCCTGATGTTCCTGATGTTCCAATACCTGAAGTACCTGAAGTACCACTTGTTCCTGAAGTTCCATTCGTACCTGAAGTACCGCTTGTACCATCGGTTCCTGAAGTTCCACTTGTTCCGTCTATACCTGATGTACCACTTGTTCCTGAAGTACCTGAAGTACCATCGGTACCACTTGTTCCTGAAGTACCATCTGTTCCTGAAGTACCTGACGTACCACTAGTTCCATCTGTTCCAGAAGTTCCACTAGTTCCGTTTGTTCCTGAAGTTCCTGAGGTACCATCTGTTCCTGAGGTACCTGAAGTTCCGTCTGTACCGCTTGTACCTGAAGTACCTGATGTGCCTGCAGCTCCTGAGACTCCAAAACTTAAAAATACATTATCGGTAGCATTAAATGGTTGTGTATCTGAGGATGCCTCTTCTGATATAGTAAGAGTATAATATGTTGTATTATCGGTTATAGCCGTAATTTTATATAAAGCAAATGACGCTGCGTCTGAGGTTTTGGCAACTTGGACACGTGCATCGTCTGCATTAGATAATGAATCATAAAATTCAGATATATCATTACCATTGATATCATTTTCATCTATGTATGCTGCTGTAGCTTGATCTAAGTTTATACTATTAAATCTTAAACTACCATCACCATCAGTACCCGGTGTAATAGGGGTGTTGTTATATTCATATTCAAAAGTAATAGCTCCATTAGCTCCTCTTAAACCATTTATCCCTGAAGTACCTGATGTGCCATCTGTTCCTGAGGTACCTGAAGTTCCGTCTGTACCGCTTGTACCTGAAGTACCTGATGTGCCACTAGTTCCATTAGTTCCATCTGTACCATTTATCCCCGAAGTACCTGATGTACCTGTCGTACCACTAGTTCCAGAAGTACCCGATGTTCCATCACCTCCTGAAGCTCCATCTAAATTAACTTCCCAAGATGAATAAGTTCCTGAGCCCACTATTCTTGTTATATTTGTAAAACATAATACTCCTGTAGCAGGATTATAAGTGTCAACTTCACATTCTTGGAAATTATCTATATCATAAACAATAATAATAGATTGGGCTGTTGTATAAGCTAATCCTGTTTCAACGGTTAAACAGGGAGTTGATGCTCCTAAAGTATAGGTAGTTGTAGAGGTTGTTGAGTATCTATCCGAAATACCACTTGTACCACTTGTACCACTGGTACCACTTGTACCACTTGTACCATCTGTACCCGAAGTACCTGAAGTTCCAGATGTACCGTTTGTACCTGAAGTACCTGATGTGCCATCTGTTCCTGAAGTTCCTGAAGTTCCGTCTGTTCCACTTGTTCCTGAAGTGCCTGAAGTGCCTGAGGTACCACTTGTACCACCTGTTCCAGTTGGACCATTTATTCCTGAAGTACCACTTGTGCCACTTGAACCTGAAGTACCTGATGTACCTGTCGTACCACTAGTTCCAGAAGTACCCGAAGTACCTGATGTGCCACTTGTGCCACTAGTTCCAGAAGTACCCGACGTTCCATCACCTCCTGAAGCTCCATCTAAGTTTATTTCCCAATCGGAATAAGTTCCTGAACCTTCTACTCTTGTTATATTTGTAAAACATAGTACTCCTGTAGCAGGATTATAAGTGTCAACTTCACATTCTTGGAAGTTGTTAATGTCATGTACTATAATAATTGATTGTGCTGTTGTATAAGCTAATCCTGTTTCAACGGTTAAACAGGGAGTTGATGCTCCTAAAGTATAGGTAGTTGTTGAAGTTGTTGCATATCTATCCGAAATACCACTTGTACCTGATGTACCACTTGTACCTGAAGTACCGTTTGTACCTGATGTACCGTTTGTACCTGAAGTACCACTAGTACCACTTGTACCTGAAGTACTTTCTGGTCCTAATTCTGATTTAAAAACTTGACCTGTTGTGTTATTATATGATAAATAATGTGTTTGTGGGGTTGCCAATAACTTACTAGGATCAACATACATTGAACCCGTTAAAGTTGAAGAACCTGATATAGTTATATCATAAGCTTCTTCTCCTGTAAAAGCTTCAACAGACTGAGAAACATGCCATGATTGTATTATCTGACCTTGCTGTATTTCAGATTGATATTTAAATTCTTGAGCCATGAATAAATGGGTTTATTATAAATATAACTTACCTATCAATATTCACCAAAATAGTTGTATCTGTTGTTTGTGAAGATTGAAGGGGTTTTGCTAATTTACCTATTGCTAATAACTGGGAATTACCATCATATAAACCTATAGTTGTTATGTAAGGAGAAAAATATGATCCTGTAATAGTATCTAAACGGACACCTGAAGATGCTGTATTTTCCCAATTTGTACTATCACTATTACTTGAAAATACTGTAGGAATTTGACTGCCTGTAATAGAACTGGGATTTTGTGTATAATTAAATTCGTTTTCTGAGATTGTTGCTTTATATTGGGTTTCATATAAAGTATAAGAACTAGAGAAAGACATAGTAACCTCTTCTAATACCCAAGATTCTATAAATTCTAAAGTATCACCCCAAGGTGAAGAATTACCACCATATAAACTAGTTCCATAAATGGCAGTACCATAAAAATCAGTTTGATCACCACCACCAGAACTTATTGCTCCAGGTAAATGTGAATCAAAAATTGTTACTACACCATGTTCATATATTATATTACCTGACATGTAATTATATACGGAATTCTCATTTGTTGATTTATATAATAATCTACCTTCTCCATCATCTTTAATAGAACCAGAAATTCCTTCTAAATAGAAAGAATGTGGTTGGACATAATCACCCCATAATTTTGATGGAATAGAAATTACACCGATGGGAACCGAAGATGTAAGAGGAGATGGTGTTGGGAAATTTCTACTAGGCCATAAACTAGTTTGAGGGTAATCGTAGTAATTAGTATTTTGTACTGCACCTACTCTTCTATTTCCTTCAGGAGTTGCTCCTATAACAATACTAGAAGTAATTGCATCTTGAGTAAATCCACCACTACTTGATATATAATTTTGATAGTATAGTTGTTGAATTGAATCATATACTAATACCTGTGGTTTTTTATACGCGGGTATTTGACCCGTCATTATACTACCAGATAATAGATAATCACCATTTCGACCCAAAAATCTATCTATCTCAACATCAGGTTGAATTAGGGCAGCATTTCCTTCATAATAGAAAGATTTATTTACCTCAAATGGAGATATTATTAAGTCCTGTGAATTGAATTGTTTGTAAGCGCTCATTCATTTTAGAAATCTAATTTCACTCGTACTAGAGCTTCTTTTGTAAAATCTTTTTGTATTGGTCTTGATAATTTAGCTACAGCTAATAAATCATTTGAATCATTATATAAACCTACAGTTGTTGGGAAGGTTTGAGGATTATTTATAAAGTAAGGATAAATTACTTCACCAGTTGACCCTGATATAAATGATGGATTTTCTGTGTAGTTATATTCTGAATTTCTTGCTCTAATGAAAACATAATCTGATGTTAGTGTTTCTTGAGAATTTAATTCAAATATATTAGGTATGGTGGATTCAAATGCAAATGAACCACTTATGGCATCATATAACCTAGTTGGATTATCTCCAAAGTTATCAACATCAGAATCTGTTTGAATGTTTATACCACCACCTGTTCCTGTATTATTATTTAAGGCTGCAGCGTTTAATAGTATAGTAGAAATATCTGGTAGTACTAAACCATAAGAACCATTATCAGATGTATACCCTGTTCCTGTTCCTCCAGCAATTGCTTGGTATGATTTACCATTTGATCCTGAGATTAATTGGTAAGCTCTTTGTGTACCATAATAAGTTGGTAGAGTTACCATATTTGAATCATCTGTTAATTCAACAGTAGTATTTGCTGCGTTATTATTTGAACTTGATAATACTAAATTTAAAGAACCAGGTAATAAAGATTGTTTATATCTTGCTCTTTCAATACTAATAACATAAAAATCATTATCTGCACTACCTGTATATGAGTCTCCCCAAACAAAACTAGAATTTTCATCTTCTAATACTAATGTTCTGTATTGCCCATAAATAGTTGTTGTTGGAGATTTTCCGGGTACTGAGGAGTCAAAATTTACACCACCCCCACCATTTTTATTAGCATATGCTATTTGAAATTGTACTGCAGCTTCATCTGTTGTGGAATCTGCTTGGTACACATTTAAATAATAAGGACCTGATGTTCCTTCTTTTTGTGTTGAAGATGAAAAATAGGTATTAAGTGATGGGGAATTATTACTCCATACTGTTGAAGTTACCGAATCGGAACTTACTATAAAATCTTCAGGATCTAATCTTTTAAATGCCATATTTTATTATTTTAATGCTTGTTGAGTTATTGTTACTGGAATTGTTATACGTGCACCACTATCTAACCCTGTTACTGTTAATGTTGTTCTTAGTTGAGTATTTGACCCAAATAATGTATTAACTGTTGTTGAAGTTAAATTAAATTGAGTACCTATAATTGTTTTTGTTACATTAGTACCAAGTGTTTGTGTTGCAGTTGCATTTGCTGATGTTGCTGCTTCTGTTTGGATACCTTGTCCTGTAAATGTATTCATTAATCTTACATCTCCAATTGTTGCACTATATCCTGATGTTTCAAATACCTGTTCATTACCTAAATAATTTAGAGTTTGAGGTGTTACAGCTAATTGAGCACCTTGTTTTAGAGTAATAGCGGCAAAACCTAAATCTAATACTGGTAGTTTTGCTGTACCTCTAGGTAAGGTAGTTAACTTATATTTCATTATTTGTAATTCACTTGGAAATGCTTCTAGCAGAGGCATGTTATCAATTGCCTCTCCATAATAAGCTGAACCCGAAGGGTGATTTGGATTGTATAATGTATAATCAATTTCATCATCTCCTAATGCAAATTGTGTAATTTGAAATGAAGAATCATTTCTAGCTAACAATTCTCTACCTTTGGTTGTTAAGATAGCATCAACTGTTATTACTGCGTTATTTAAATATCCCATGTTGTGTTTTTATATAAATATTGTTATATGTTATAAATATGTATTCTTTTTAAGATTCTATTATTCCTTTAGAAATTAAATCATTTACTATTATAGATGCACTTTGTATTAGATATTCCGTTGGGAAATCTGGGTATAAAATACCTGGTGTTGATAATGCTTCTACTTCACTTATTGAACCTGTATATAAACCATCCCCATCAATAAGAGGGAATGATCCTGTTTGTGCAGCACCCGAAGATGTTAAAGCAAAATCAACTGAACCTGTAGATAAAATTGTTTTACTAACACTTCCACTTGATAATATACCATAAGGAAATGGGGTTTCCAAATAAAGAGACTGAGGAGATGGAACTTTTCTTCTAACTAAAAAGAAATCTTTATTAATTGAAGTGTCTACTGGTCTATTTAGTCTAAGTTTAACTCTAGCTGCCCCACTACTATTAACATTTTCAGAAGGTGCAAATACTTCTAAAACAGTATATGCAAAAGATTCATTATTACCAAATCTTATTTCATCACCTTCTTTAAATTCTATAGGGTTTTCAATTTTATCAAAAGAAGTTGTTTTTGGCTCTACGTTCCCAGGAAAATATTCTGAAAATCCTGGTTCGTAAGGTAAATCACCTTGGTAAAATCCAGTACCATATGCTTCATTAAAGTTTGGAGATTGCATTTCTATAAATGAATAATCATTTGATCCGGAAAATACCCAATAAGGTGCTGCTGCTTTATTAGCTTCATCTAATAAGTAATCATTAGCACCCATACCTTTTATCATAGCAGGTGTATAAGCTCCTTCATATGAATTAGGGAAGAAATAACCTTGACGGTAACCACCTCTAGCATCTTTAAATGAACCTGAAAATTCCCATCTAATTTCATCACCTGATTTTATGTTATAATTTCCGGAATTAGCTTTAAATATCCATTCTAAGGCTTGAACCCCTGATCCATTTTTAGGTGATCTTTCTCTCATTAAACCTAAGTCAAATAAAGTTTCAAACATTTCCCAATCAACTTTACATACAATTCCTCCTCCTGGGATAGGTACTCTTGACCATCTCCATCTATTAATACCCAGGAGAGAACCTATTCTATCTTTTAATATTTGTGAAGTAGGTAAATTTTCATAAGTAAACCAACCATAAGTATCTACATCTTGGAGTAAATAAACCTGACCTGTTTCTGTATATACCTTACAATCAATACCTTCAAGGTTAAATGGTATTTGTGTATCAGCATTTGAACCCGTAAACATTTTAAATGTTAAATCTAATTCATCTCTTACTCCATTTGTTTCACTTACAAAAGTGGTTACAACAGAATGTTGGATTGATACAATTTGTTGGTTGGTTAATTCTTGTCCTACGCCTTGATTCCATCCAAGAGTACCATCAGGGTTGTACCAAGCTGTACCCTCATGTCCTGCTATATTATAAACATCTACAACCTCTGGTGCAGGTGTGGTAATAGCTTCAGTAGGGTTAATTCTATAACTTACTGATTGCTGATCAATAGGGTTACCATTCGAAATTGAACTTGTACCAGCAGCTGAGAATTGACCAAATTTTACTGAATTTTCATCATTATTATCATATCTTGAAATATATCCAGATCCAGATAATGGAATTGAAGTACTATAATTGTTTCCGGAATTTTGTGAATAACATATAGGTGTTACATATTCCATTGTACGACTAATAGGTGCAGGAGCTGAAAAAGAAGTATATCTATTTTTTCCATCCTTAATTGCTAATTTACCTACTGTTGTATTTGGAAAAACAGCATCAAAAGTATCAATACTAAGTTGATCATTTAATGAAGGTGGTAAAGCATTACCTTGTTCATCAATTAAATAGTTTACATTAACTTGAGTTAAAGCATTAATATTTGGATATGGATCTGATATATCATTAAAATACCCGAAAAATGCATCTCTTAATTCTATTGTTGGGTTTTTACCATATGTACCTGTATCTCCTACACTCCAAACATTTAATTTTTTACTTGTTGATTTTACACCATCATATCTTGGGTTTATAGAACGTAGTGAAGTATAGTTAGAATCTGGTACTGCGGCTTTAACTGCTTTATTTTCTAATATTTGTTCCTGATTTACTGGTATAATAGGTCCTGATTCATTTGTATAATCTACATCCATTATATATTCACTTGGTCTTTGTAAGATGTAGTTATTTAATAAAGGTTGACAATCTAACGCTAAGTTAAATGGTAAGGCACCAGCATAATAAGTTGGAACTATAAATTCAGTATTAATTGGTGCTCTAAAATTACCATATGATGAAGGATCAGGAATAGGTGCCCACATTGAATTTGCAGGAAATATACTTGCTGTAAATTCTTGTATTACTAACCCAGAACCTAAATTATTTCCTTTAGCTACTTCTATAGAAAATCTATGAATGTCATTAGCACTAAAATTACCATTATAAATTCCTGAAACTGTTGCTGTTGATACAGAGGCTTGACTTGGTACAACCCAAGACTGTCTAAAAACTTCCGTACCTGTATCTACAGGGGATGGAAAAAGACTTGAAGTTCTTAAAAGAACACTTGGTGTAAGATCAAAATTACCACTTGCCCCACCAGGTCCTGTTGAGGTAATATCTATTTGTGTTTCTTGAGGGGAAACATTTGAAGTCTGAAATCCTACAAACTGTCCTAATTGTGGTATCCCACCAAGTACCCCAGGTTTGTAATCCATAAATTCATATTCTACATAATACATATCTCCTGGGTTGGTATATGTAGACATTGTAGTAGCAGAAGGAGGATTATCATTAAAAACAGTTACTGGGAAATCATCTTGAAAATTTATTGTTGATCCTGAGTGTATTGAACCTGAGTACCCACCCTCTCCTGTTGCGGGGTCATAAACAGATGATGTTATAATATAATCATAATCTCCGTTAACATCTGATCCTGTTCTTTTTAAATAAACATTAACTACACATTCAGAATAATAATTTCCGGTTGAACCTCCAGCAAGAAATTGGTTTTGATCTCCACTTTGAAAACCTCTTAAATTGGGGGTGTTATAAGCTCCTCTCCACATCTCACCAAAACCACCATTATATGGGTAGCTTACTTCGGTAGTTGATTGTGCAGTTTGGAAGTATTTAACTTGGCAATTAAATTCATCTAATTGAAATTCATAGTCTTGAGAATTATTGTCATTATTTTGTACTCTCCAAAGAAATCTGGAGTAGGTTGGTGAACCTGTTACTCGTACTAAACCATTTAGGGTATTAAATAAATCTGCAAGATCTCCATTAAATTCCACTACACCATTAGTAGAAGTTCGGGTCATTAATACATTTTCAAGTCCAAAAATAGGGGAGGTGGTAGATCCATTCCATATTTGCTCAATAAGTTCTACTTTAAAATCAGCAAATGTATTATTTGCATCAATTGTAGCGTATACTTCTACACTAGTATTACCACTGTATCTATCAAAACCTTGTTGTCCACCTGGGGGTGAAGCACCTTCGTATATATCAGTTGCTAAACCATTAGTTCCATTCCATTTTACATAAATAGACCCATCATACTGATATCCTGTTCCTTTTCGATTAATTGAGAGGTTTTGAGTAACCTCTAAAAAATCTGTATAATTAGTACTACCACCCCCAAAAGCTGAAAAATTAACATCAAAATCAGAATTATTAAATAAAGCCAAACTACCGGAAAATGGGATTAAACCTGCTGTTCCTCCCCCACTTAATCCTGGGTCTGTTCCTTTTATTTTTAATTTTGGGAAGGACCAGTCCATAGAATTTGTAGTTCCTACCTTAAATTTGGGGTGACCACCATATGTTGTTACAGGAACTCCGGAACCTGAATTACCTGGGATGTTAGCTCTGTAATTATTACCATTAAATAATACTTGACCTAGTCCAGATACACTTCTAGGAGCAGGTCTAAAATATTCTTTAGTTTCACCTAATACAATTAAGGATTTAGTTGCTGCTTTACCGATAGCTGGTCGTCTATTACCAGTTTGTAAAAGTCCTTTTAGTGTACCATTTACATTTGCAATTTTTATAACAAAATAATCTTGATCTGTACCATTTGTTTCAAATAAATTAGAGACTTTATAATATTTACCCGAGATAAGAGTTATAGGGGTTGATAAACTAGAATCTGAATAAAGTGCTGGGTTACTAATTATATTGGATAAAGGATAAAATGGATTATTTCCTGAATAAAATATTTGGTTATCTGAAGTGGTAAGATCTGATGCTGCTGTTGCTAAAACTGCTGAATCAAAATCCTGAGTACTAACATAAAATCCATATGTACTATTATTTTCTAATAAAAAGTTTTGATTTGTTAAAGTAGAGTTTTCGATGTAGCTGGTTCCTTTATGGTAAATTCCTCCATCAGTTATTTCACCTTCAGCATCAGCGTTAAAAGATGCACTATATTTAATTGTAGCCTCTATATACCAAGGAATATTTGGTGTATATGGTATAGTATAAGCACCGTTTTTATAAAAACCTAACCCAAATATTTTACTAGTAGTTGTTCCCTGTGTGCCCGGATTAAAGAAACCTAATGCATCTTTAGCTAAAGGTGTATTGTTATTATAATAAAAGAAATTTTGTTCTTGTGTATTTTCTTGAGTATTTAAAAATACACCTTGTTGGTTGTTATCATTACTTCCAGAATTTACTAAAGGGGTATGATAATCTGTAGCTTGGGTTAAACTCCATTGCATTGAACCTCCACTAACTGAACTTGTAATTGGGTAATAATCTATTGGAGATATAGAATCACTAATAGTTTGGAAATAATTATTTCCTTCTGTTTGGGATACTTGTAATATAATATGATCTGCAAAAAGTGTTCTACCAGTTATAATATATTCGGTTGCAGTTTCATTATAAGGTATTGTAGCGTCACCAAATATAATTCTTAAATTGTCAAAATCATCTAAATAATTAATTACTTCTGTTCCTGTAATATCATTTTGACTTAATTTAATAGTTTGTACTTGTTGGATTCCTCCCCCTCCAACATTAGTTACTTGAGATGCAATCCACGCATATCCTGAAGGTGGGGAATTTAATTGATTATTAAAACTCTCTTGGGTTACTACTGCCTCTTGTCCTGCGTTATTTGGTGTTGGTAATCCAAAAAATATAGGTTTATATACTACAGGTGTATCATTAGCATTTAAATATGGATCACAATCGGGATTTAAGGACTGTGTTGTTACTATTATCATAGAGCCACTAAAGATACCATCATAAAATTCTGATTGGTTATCTTTTGTGAATTTTCTAGGGCCTAAATATGATCCACTAATATATTGTGAACTACTTTGATTAAAGTTAGTTGTATTTAATATTGATCCTTCATTTCCATCTTGCCAGCTTTGTGTTACACCAAATCTATTATAAGGTAATGTTGCATTCCAAAAAGGAGATGGGGTTATTACTGAAGGTGTTAGTTCAATAACAATTTCTCCTTGAGGTTGACCAAAAGAGGTACCAGGTATTGTAATAGTATTCCCTGGGCTAAGAAGCATATTATTAGAGGTTGTAGAAAACACTGAAATATCCGTAAATACACCACCATTAATTTTAATTTCTAAATTAATAGTACCCAAAATATAAGAATTTGGTTTATTTACAGGGTAGAATCCAGAACTTTTAATAACCCCATTTATAATTCCATTAAAAGTACCATTATTCATAGGTTGCAAAACGCTATTACTTATAATATTGCCTTCTAATTCTGTACCAGTAAATGGGATTCCTCCATCTCTACCTAACATTTGACCATATAATGGTATTCCATATGTTTGTTCACCATTAAACCTTTCAAATGAACCACCCGTTCCACCACTAAATTTATATATAGAAGAACCTTGGGTTGAATATTGTGGAAAATCTGATGAACCTGATGAATAGTCTTTAGGTGCATTTACTACTAAACCTTCATAATCATGTAATGATGATGTTACTTGTGCCGGTCTTTGTCTATTTCTTTCTAAGATATGTTGTTTTACTACCACACCAGAAGATAAACTAGTTCTAGCCGGAGTAAAGTCTTTAATCATTTTAAATAATGAATTATCAAAGAATTTAATTAACCTAACAAAATCAACTACATCGTAGCTATCCATATATTTTTCAAAATATGCATTTCTTAATCTGTCTAGATCAGGGTAAGTGTATAAGGATGAAGAAACAAATCTTGGATCTCCAATGAACTCACCTAAGTTAAAGTACCCTAATTGAGCATTAATATCGTCATTAATTTGATTTGATGGAGAAAATGCTACCTCTAAATAATCAACATTAGGAGTATAACTTTGACTAATAAATGATAACTCCTGCATAGATTCCATTGGGGAAAGTGTTTGAGTATCATTATTCAAACTTGAAATTTCAGGTACTGAAGCTGTTGGGTTTGGAAAGCCATATGGGGCTTCAGATAATATTGTTTTTTCTGTTTGAATTTTATCTGTAATTCTATTTTTAATACCTACAGGTGCTTGATCTTGGAATATATCTTCTACATTTGTAACCCAAGGGTCAAAAGTTGTTTCTATATAAAATGAGCTATTACCATTTGAAAATGATTGTGTAATTTGTACATCTGATCCTGTTACTCTAGGATGGATTGATGTTCTACTACCTGTATCTAATTGACTACCTAAAGCTGCTCTAAAAAATTGTTGGTCTGGGGTGGAATTAATACCATTTCCTTCATTAGAATAAGGATTAACAGTATAATCAAAGAAATTGCTTTCACTGATCATAGGGGTATACATTCTATATTCTTGGAATGAACCAGAAAAAGGTGTATATGTAGTATTATTTATGACATGATTAGCATTATCATTTATTTTAAAATGTTCACTTCTATTCCAGGATCTACCATCTAAATTTAATTTCTCATCAGACCCACTAAATCCTATTTTACCATCAATCTCATTGGCTGCAAATAATGATGCTGTAACAGTTGAAGCTCCAGCTTGACCACCTCCGTTATATGTTAATTGAACTGACCACCAATCTTCATTAAAGAAAGGGGCATATATACTACAACTTACATCAGGGCTATAAACTATATCTGGGTAAAATTTTAATGTACCCCAAGTATCATATGGACTTGCTATTGAACCTGAGTAAGATCCAGATACAAATCCTGATCCTGTATATTCTAAAACTACAGCTGCTCCTAATGCGTTATCATTCCAAGTTGGTTCTAATGGGGTACGGTCTGTTAACCATAAAGATTGTGAGTATCTAATATCACTACTAGCAATATTATTTTCAGCAGATGGAATACCATGGGATTTAAATCTAAATTGAACTGTACCCACTTGGTCGTTACCCGAATCCTGATTTGGAAATAAAGTATTTGGTACCATGGAAGATGATACAAAATTATCAGAATCTTCTCCTGTATCAAATGAATAATTAAACACATCTTGTTTTAAGTCATAATCCTGTGATTCATTTCTATCTTTACCCCCAAATTCACTTATTCTTAAAATAGTATCTGGTATCCCATAAGAAGTAATTAGTGCTCTTAAACCAGCTATTGTACCCTTAGTTTTGAGTAAATACGGAATATTATGGTATATTCGTTTATATATGCTCTTATTAACATCGTCTAATGGGACTATATCATTTGAAGCAGATATTTTAGTATCTACGTACTCATACCCAGTAGGTATGTCTAAATTTCCACCACCATCTACAACCGAACCCGTTATATTAGGGAAAGGAAATGCACTACCCGAAGGGGTAAGTCCTAGAAAAGCTGTAAATAAATCATCTGTATTAAAATTGTTTGAATATAATTTAATTGCAAAATCTTTAATAGCATCTGAAACTAGATCTTTTGAAATACCATAATCTAAACGGTTATCTGCGTCAAATTTATTTGTAATATCTTTAGTATAAGTCCAAACATTGTCATAATACTGACCAACCATATCAACAAATAGTTCATAATTTCTGTTTGCTGGGTCATCTCTTAAATATTCTGGTATAGAGTTATATAACCAATCTCTATTATTTTCATCATAATTAGCAGCTGTGGCTAGTGATGATGTTATCCACGTTTGTACTTCAGGGTTTGAAGTTGGATATAAAATAAAAGGTGGTTCTGTATTAGATTTAGGATAAGAAGTTGATGAACCACTATTAAAATATAGGAAATATTCATACCCATCAAAATTCTTAATTATTTTATCTATAGCACCTGTTAATGAAGCTACACTTGAACTATAAGCATTTGTTAAAGTAGTATCTGTTGCTACTTGGTCTAAAAAGTTTGTTAATTGTTCACTAGAAGATTGTATTAAATCTACTTTATAATAAAAATTTTCTAAACGTGTTTTAGCAGAGCTAAAGTTTACAAAGTTACCAAAATTTTCATAATTAATATTTATGTTAATTTCTTTTTCGTTTAATAAACTTTGAATTTGATTAATCGAACTTGTTAAGTCTGAGTTAATTAATGTGTTGTATGAAAATTGTTCTCCTGGGGATGCTGTTTCTCCTATAATATTTAAATTATAGTTAGGTCCAGCAATATAAGTAAAATCCTCTTCTATAGTAGGTTCAAATGGAAAATCTACTTTATAAGCTTGTGGAGAAGAAAGTAATTCAACTATCCATAATTCAGATTTATTACTAAATTCTAAAGGTAGAGGTTCATATAATTTAATTAGTACTGTTGGATCTACTCCTTCTTCAGTTTCTAATTTTATATTATTAGCAATTGTTACTTTATTATTTCCAAAATTAAGATAAAAATCAACAAAATAAGTTGATGATTCTCTATATTGAATAAAATCATTTACAGATGAAATTATATCACTATTTTCAATAATATTACTATCTAGTCTAATTTCAGTTCTATCTGATGATATACTGGATATAAAGTATTTTTGACTGATTGAGGAGGCTGCTCTTTTTCTATAAAAAGAATAAGATATATTATACACTCCTATATCAAAACCTAAAGATTCTAAATTAGAACTAGGATTTAACAACACATCACCTTCTCTTACATCATAATCAAGTAAAGGTAATGTTTCATTTGGATATATTAAATCTTTATTTTGATCGTATATATAATATTCAATATAGTCAATGGAAGAAGAAAATACAGTATCTAATTCAGATTGAATAATTAAATTTTCATCCGAGTTAGAATAAGTTTGATACTCAAAAGTATCAGGGGAAATTGGGGTTATTGTTGTTTCTAGTTTCATAGATCTTTACTCTTATTTTTTTCTAAACACTTAATAGTTACTTGATGTTCCACTACTAACTCCTCCAGTTGATGTTTGCGTATTTTGTGATAATGCTGTACTTGTATTTACTAATTGAGCATTTGCTTCTTGTACTTCTTTTGTTGCTTTTGCCATTATAACATTACTTTCTTCATTTCCTGATTGTGCAACTTCAGCTGATATTAAATCCATTTGGGCTTTAAGTAAATTTTCTCTTAGTTGCGCTATTTCTGCTTGTAATGCTTGTACTTCAGCACTTACATCATCAAAATTAATATATTCACCACTAGTTTTAGCTAAATACTGATGTGAATTAGTTTCACCCAGGGCTTGTATATCATAAAAAAGAGTATTGTATAATCCAAAGAATTCTTCAACAGTTGGTTGAACAATTAAATCTTCAGTAATAGTAGTATTACCCAATTCATCAAAACTAGTATTTATAGTTTTAATATATTGGGCCTTATTAAATATTTCTTTCCTAAGATCTAATCTTTCTTCTGCCATTATCCATTAACTATTTTAAAATAGTAGTTATCATCTTTAACAATTGTACTACCACTAATGGTAGTTTGAATTAATATTTTATAATATCTTTCTGGTTGTAATCCTGTCATATAAACATCAAAATAATTACCTACTGGATCACAACTTATTTTAGTATAATCACTATCAAATTGAACTATAAATTCATTAGTATCTAAATCTTTGATAGCCCATAACGAATCTTTTGGTAAATAATGATTTATAGTATCTATAGATTGGGTTTGGAATACCCTTACTGGGTAATCAGGTCTACAATTTAATCTAAATCTATTAATACTTTCACTATAAAATACTCCCGGGTTGTTATCTAAGGCAACAAATATATCAGAAGTTGATAATGCAGGTAAAGATCCAGTTTCAAAACTAGAATCATCCCATTTTATTTCTAATACTGGGGGGTATATAGTATTAGTATCTACTGAGTAAAATTGCATTATAGGTTGGATAGCATCCGCAATACTAAATTCAATAGCATCTTCCCATTTTACTATAAAACCATTATTTTGTATATCAGTAAACCCACCAATATTATTAGAGCTTGAATACCATACATTTACTATATCTGATACATCAGCGTTTAAATCTTTTTCGGATCTTAATTTGAAGGATTGAGTAACCTCAATATTAGGATTATTTGTATCTGTTGAACCTGTAAACCAAGTTCCACCTCCAGCAGTACCTGTTTGCCAAGAAGCTGTTACATAAGTCGAAAGGGATGGGATATCTGTATTCCAATATTTTGCTCCTGAAGTAGAGGATCCTGAGAAGTTTTGGGCTTTCCAACTAACACCATTTGTAGTAAAAGGTGAATCTAAATATGTACCACTACCATTATTCCAAGAACCAGATACAGGATATATTTCCATTTCAGTATCAAATATAACACCTTGAGCATTAGCTATATAGGCTTTTAAAGTACTTGAAAATGAAATATCGCTACCAACTGTATTTTGTATAACATCATTAATTTGATCTTGATCAAATTCTATTAAATATCTAAAAACCTGTGGTACAGGATTTATATTAACATTTAAGTTACCTACTTCGATTATAGAATCTATCCCTGTATTCATAAAGGGATAAAATGCATATAATGATGCGTCTTGTAAGGGAAATAATTTATATACTGCCATGTTTTATTTTTTAATATCCTCCATAACTAAAAGTAGATGTACCTAAAGATACTATTCTTCCTTTTATATCATCATTAGGAAATTTAATTTCAAATATACTAGGATCTAATGAAGGGTAAATAACACCTCCTTGTGTTGCTCCCGAGATACTATAAGCATATTCTGAGTAGCCACTAGTTGTTCCTGCTTTGTTTATTATATCTATACTAGCTACTGTTTGAACCCCAGGGATTCCATCCAATAATAAAGTAATTTCTCTTAATATAATAGGTTGATTAATTTGCCATCTACGTAATTCAAAATAATTTTTTACTGATGATATACATTTGGTTAATACTTCACTATTATTATAATTAGGAAGAGTTATTATATCAAATTCACATCCTATATTAACTATAAATGCATCCTTGATATTTACTGAATCCCCTATCATCCTATATTGATTTATATAGGTTTTTAAATTATTTTTTATAGCATCTGAAGATTTGGTTAAATTACCATTAGAATCTTGAGTTAGAATATATAAATCTAAAATAACATCTGGGTCTTTAGTTGATGCCTTAGCTGCAAATGCCTTAGATACTATCCCATATTTAGAAGGCATACTTAAAGCTCTAATTAAATAATCATCTGCTGTAACATTTCTTTGTTGAGTGTTAAAATTAGATAATGAATTTTGTCTAATTTCTTCTATAGTATCTCCTCCACCTCCTCCACTAGCTGCTATGGGATTATTAACTGCTAATGAATTAAATACAAAATCTGCTGTAATATTATTGTTTAATCCTGGGTTTAAGAATTTAACTGTTGATGAATCTATAGTATTTAGGGTATTTGCATCTATATTAGAAACAACACCACCACCTGCTAAATACCTTACAGTTAAAGTAGTATTTGAAGGAGCAACACCATAAGTATTTGTAAATATAAAGTTAGTAGGCGAATAAGCTGTTGTTAGTTTATTTTGTTCAAATGGTAAACCTAGACCTACATTATTTGGGTTTGGAGTAACTTCTTCATCAGTTTGAAGGGGTTTTCCTGATCCAAATTGTATTTGTAATGTACTTTCATTTATAAACCTAGTTGTAAATCTTCTGTTTACTGATTTTGTTTTTAGAATATAAGGTGCATCCCCATCTTGATAATTATTAGGATCATTAGTGTTTGTATTTTTAATACTATCATATACTAAATCTTGTGCTAAATAATCTACTTCATAATATCTATTACCATCAGAATCTAATATATCTATTATATTAGAAATATTTGATACATTAAGTTCTACAGTTGGGTAGGCAGTATAATTACCTAAAGTAAAATTAGTAGAAGTTATAGTACCTGAAACTGCTTTTCTAGTCTTTTTTAATAAATAATAAGTTGGTTCTCCTAAAGATATTTGAGAAATTGTAGTTACTGTAGGGTCTATTGAAGAAGAAACTGAGAAATCAATTGGTTCTTGTATATTAAATCTTGTACCACTTCTTGAAGAAACCGATGTATTTTCTGGGATTTCTAAAGCATAATCAAAATCAGGTACTGTTTGGGAACCTACAACTTTAGAAGGTACCTGTTGATATACATCTACATCTACAACGGCTAAACCAGTTACTTTAGGTTTATAACTAAACATGTAAGCAAGATCATATAGATTATCAAATTGTCTAGCATACTGTAAATAAGTTTCTTGAATTTGATTATCTAAGTAAAAAGATAGTACATCTGAAACATAAGATGCCTGTTCTATAAACATCATACCAGGTGAAGCAGGGCTAAAATCAGTATATGTGTTAGGAAAATATGTTTGAGAGAAATTAATAAGTTGGGCTCTAATATCATTAAAGTCCTTATTAATATAAGTTATGTCTTTATTTTGTACTGCCATTAGTTAAAATTTAATTCTAGAGTATCATTTATCCCTGTATTAGGTATACTATAATTTATATTTACTTGTATAGTATTTGAGTTTATACTTTGCAAAACCTCTACAGATTTAAGAGAAATATCAGGAAAATTACTTTTTATTTTTTCTTGTAAATCTTCTTGAATAAACTCAAGATTACCACTTGATATTTGGGAAAAAATATAAATTCTTAAACCAGCACCAAATGAAGGATTTTCTATTCTTTCCCCAGGATTTGTTAATAAATAATTAATTAAATTATTTTTTATAGAATCCTTTGTTTGATAGTTTGGAGTAAAAGCAGTAGGACCACTAAATGGTAGATTAACACCAATTCCGACACTAGGTCGTAAATCATTAGGGTATATTTGTCTTGCTCCAAATGCCATAATTATCCTTTACTACTCATTAAACCCATTATTTGATCCATGCTTACATTTCCATTTGGTAAACTACCATTTGGAGATGTTGTATCTCCACTTCCTACTTGTAAAGGTATATCTGCTGATGTAGCGGATAAAGTACCATTTACTCCAGGCATCATACCCCCTAAAACATTTTGTATATTTTCTCTCATAGCTATTCTGCTATCAGTTGACATCGGAGTTGGAGCTGCTACATCTGTTGTAGGAGTACCTACGTTATGTTCATAAACTGTTTGTTTAGGTGAACGTACAGCCTCCATAAGAATATCTTTCATTTCTTCTTGTATAGCCTCTTTTACGGCCTCTTTTACAATAGTTTTTAATTGACTTAATTTCATGTTGTATTGATTTATTATAAATATTAAACTAGAATGCTTTTAAATCGTTTTGTTGTATATAGAATATAAGTTCATCGATTAGTATTTGGTCACTTGCACTAAATGAAGGTTCACCTTTTAATTGAACAACTCCTTGATTGTTTTTAGCGACAGCATATCTTCTTTTTAGACTACCTACAGGGTTTTTATCATCTGTTACTACAGCCATAGTAAAACCATTAATATTTTTTATAATGGGATTTCCATCTTCTTCTTGTTCTTCAGTTAAATCTAATAATTCTTGGTTAATAGCAGTTAATTCTACTTGTGTAACCCCATTTTCTTCAGCACATTCTTGCATTAATTTATCTAAACCATTTAGTAAAATTATTACAGTGGCTGCAGCTGCTATTAGAAATACTAATGCCACTAAGGTTGCCTTACTTAATTCATCAGAACTTTTTTCTAATTCTTTTATTTGTAAAGTAAGGGTTCTTAATTTAGCTGTAGTAGAATAAGTTTGTGCAAATATTAAACCACCAAAATCTTTAGCTGGTGGTGTACCTATAGCTTGAGGTAAGGGAATTGCGTCTAAAGATATACTAACACCTTTTAATGTTGCAGATAATGTTTTAAAGGCAATAGCTAATGCTGTACTTGCTACTATTTTAGAAAATATTTGATTAAGTTGTCTTACTAATCTATTTCTTTTTCTAATAAGTTCTTCTAATTCCTCAGGAGTAGGGCATGTTTTTCTATTTGACTGAGTTAATTTTGATATACCGAAGGCTATTAATATTCCTACAGCCATAGGGATGGTTTTAGTTTTAATAATACCTACTAATACGTCGATTGCAAGTTTTGAAGCTGAAATAACTAGTAATTCAGGGTTCATGGCTATTGCTTTTACTAATTTTTGAGCTTCATCAACGGTGTCATTATATTCTTTAGATATATTTTTGGCTGCTTTATCAAGATTAATTAAACTTGAAGCTTGAAGATTAGATTTAATAGTTTGATCACCATTAATTATAGGGGCACTAGAAGGTACAAATCCTGATTTAGTATATAATAATCCTAATTTAAGTGGGGTTTTTTGGTTTTTAGGAATTATAGGAAGTTTGACTTTAATTGAAAAACTACCTTGCTTATCAGTTATAGTTTTTTGATCTGGGATAGGGGTATAAACTTCAGCATTAAAATCAAAGTTGGGGATTGGAGTAACTAATTCTATTGGTACATTGGTGGGATTTTCTAATTCTATGCTTTCAGGGGTACTAACTTCAACTCCACCCATACTAATTCCAAGTTCTACTTTAACTCCCTGTAATACCTTACCCGTTATTTTATCAAATATTCTACCCGTAATTTCAAATTCTTCTATAACAGGTATTTCGCTTTTTAATTTAGCTTTTAAACGAATTATTTCTTTTTTAGCCTTATCAATTAAACTCTTTTTAGTATTTTTAACAGACTCTTTTTTATCATTTATTCTTTCTTTAGCAGTTTTAGTTTTATCTACTTTATTAGATTCACTTACAGCCACAGTAACAGCTGATGCTGCTGCTGCAGTTGCTAGAGTGGTTAAATCTATATTAAATTTACTAGATAAAGAAGATATTCTATTTGTTATTTCCTTAATATTGATTTTATCCCCTAATAATTTTTTACCCTTATCTGATAATAGTTCTTTTGCGGCTAAGGCAAGTAGTGCTTTTTCTGTCATTTTAGATAGATTTTACAATTTTAGAAGTATAACTATCAAGATTATCTAACATTAAATTTATAGTAGTTTTAACCGAACCTGCTGCTCCCCCACTTATGTATAATTTAGGTTCTCCTGTAAGTAATTGGCATAAGTTTCTTAATTTTTTTAGAAGATCTTGAAAGTCTTCTATAAAATTATCACCTAATATAATAGATTGATTAGCATTAGCATCTCCTAACCTTATATTTGCCCTACCTGATTGTAAAATTATATCTCCATCTTGGGAGTATAAACCTAATGATTGAATGGATGTAAGAGATATAGTTTTTTGTGAATTAAATATAATACTATCCGCCTTAGAATTAAATACTAACCTGTCAGAATTAAGCATTACCTGACTACCACTATATGCTGTAATAGCTTCGGGTGGATTAGATAATGTTGGGTTTGAGGTTATATCTGTTTTTAAAGGTATTGTTTGGTTAGAAGTTAAATATATTGAACTTAAATCTTTATTTATATCTTCAACTACAGGAACCCATCCTTCATCATTTGATTCAGGTGATTGACCATTTCTAAGTATAGTAATAGGTTCACCATTTTCACCATTTCCCGACCAATTATTACTATCTACTTTTACTGTACTACCAAATCTAATAGAATTACCCCATCTACCTTCCATAATTATATCTCCTGCGTAAGATAAGAGAGGGTGTATATTACTTCTTTCAGCAAAGGTACCACCAACTTTTGGGGAGTTAAATTGGTAATCAACTTCTTCATCTGTAGATTTTGAAGTTTGACCCTCAGACATTTCTTGGTATGATTTGTTTTGGGTAGACTGAGTTGTGGATTTTTTTAATAAATTTGGATAACCATTCATGTGTTGGTTATTCCAAAGGGCAATAGGGTTTAAATAGTAATATTTTTTAGTATCACTATTAGATCCTATATTAGTATCAGGAAGTTGAAAAAGCAATACTAATTCATTTACTAATGGGTAATTTTTTAAATAGGGTAATAAAGGTAAAGCAGTATTATTATAATTAGAATCTAAATCTGCTCCACCTACAGATTCAAAAAATATAGTCCCTACAGCATTCCACCCACCTAATTCAAAAAAATTAGGATAGGTACTATCAAGAATAATATCAGTTACTCTAGCAGATATTATATTCTGGGAGAGTATGTCAACTTGATTCTTTAAAACAGAATCAGGAGTGCTACTAATATTTAATTGTTGATTTATACTGGAAAAACCGTATTTATTTGCCATCTTTTTTTTCTTCGAAATTTGTATTAAGCTTATCTAACTCTTCCATTAATTGTTGTTTTTCCTCATCTGTAATACCCAATGCATCCTCGCTAGAACTATTATTAAGCGCACGCTGTACTATAGTAGCCATTTTAATTAATTGTTCATCGTTACGAACACCAATATCCATATATTCTTTAATAAGTGGTACAATTAAAGTTGCATCACCAATATCATTAATTAATGGTTTAAGTTCGGATATTAAACCCGATATTTGTTTTTCTTTCTTTTTTTGATTGTTGTATATTTCTTCTAAGATATTAGAGAATTTTTTCTTCCCGAATACAACACTGTCTAATGATCCCATAATATAATTTTGTTATAAATATGAATATAAATAGGATTTAAAATCGGGCGTACCCATTTTCTAAGAAAAAGATATATTGTTGTTTAAATATATCATAAAGCTTATCAGCTATTTTAGTAATTTTAGGAGTTTTTACATCTACCATTTCACGAATATAAATGTAAAGTGCCTTTTTGTTAAATACCTCTAAAGTTTCTCTTTTACGAAATAATTCTAAAATGGCATCTGCTATTTGGGCATCATTTTTCTTTGGAAATAATTCATAAATATTTTCTGATACATGGGTTACAAATATATCAACATATTTATCTAAATCACTTTTTATTTTTTCATCACCTTGGGAGTAAGTATGTGTTGAGTTTTCTCCTGTAAGAACATCTACATCAACTTTTTTTACTTTTTTATTATAATTTTTGGTATTATATAATATTAACCAACGTTTTACGATGGTTCCAAAATACGAGTATGCTTTGGCCCCTCTACTAGGATCAAATAAATGTATCTTAGATAGTAAAAATGTAATTATTTCATGCTGTAAATGTTCTAGATTTTCAACATCCGTATGATAAAATTTAAAAGTATGGATGATGTTTTGTGTAAGTTTAAAAAACGCGAAATGTATTTCACGCTCATATATTTTAGATCTAGTTTCAGAACATTCTGTATTGTTGTATAATACTATAGCATCTTCTGTATCTTGGGTAAAATAATTTTTACTTTTTTTTCTTCTTTTTCTAACTTCAGCCATTAGGTATTGTCTTTTTTAAATTGTGATAAATCATTTTGGATTATTTTAATTTCATTAAAAAACCATCCTATTTCATCATCACTTTTAAAAGAACCCTTTTGGTCAATTTGATTTAGACGATCACTAGAGAATGAAATATGTTCATCTATTTTATCAATAAAAGTTTTCTGGGATATAATTATATCTTCTGCTTTTTCATTTTTCCGTAAAAGGTTAAAGGTCGTATATCCTAAGATAACGACCAAAATACCTAAAACAATGGATAAAATTAACATCATAAACTATCTAACATATTCTTTAATCCAGGACTTGACATACTATTTAATGCTTTTGTCTTAGATGATTTTATATTGGCCTTCAATGTATAATTCTTCTTTGGTGTAGCCACGCTATTCTTAGAGAATTTTGGTAACCACTCAATTTCAAATTCAATACGCGCCGCCATCATGTCAGCTTGATGTAAAATAAATGGAAGAGATGTGCGAGGTTTCTGTTCAGGCATGAATGCTTTTAAATATTTTTCATTTGCTGAATCATATAAACCATCATGGGTCTGAATAGCTAACATTTCATTGAATGTATATTTGATATCATGTTGTTGGAGTAGAAATAATCCACGATCTGGGACGGCTGCGAAGGGTAATGATTTATTAAACATATAATCTTCACCTAACTTATCACGTCTCCAATTATCTGTCTGAGGCACATATGCTTCTTCAGTATCAGATCCCATTTTACCTAAATCATGGTTAATCGCTGAAAATACCAATTCTTCCTGGGTAAATGTCGTCATATCACAACCAAACCCTTCCCATACAGCGGACATGGATAAAGCTGCTTTTACTACTCTATTAACGTGATCTACATACCCACCTGGAAATGCTGAATGGTATTCTTTCTTATGTGCCGCGGGCATTAGAATAATACGGTCTTCATACTTTTGATAGAAGTCAAGTAAACGTTGTTTACGATCTCCAGTAATGTATGTTTCAATGTTAGTGTTAAACTCGATCCAATTAGCTTGGATTTTTTCTGCGGATAATTTCATAACTTTTATTTTAATATTAATTGGTTAGACCTACTCATTAACTCTTGGTTCTCTTTCAATCATAGATCTAATTTCTTCAATAATATCTTGACCCTTTTCAATACCTTTTTTATAAGTTTGAACCGGTTCATTGGTGTTTATAATTCTTTGAAGGTTGATTAGAACATGATCTAACGTTTCTAATTTTCTGTTGATTACTTCTCTATTTCTCATATGTGTAATTTTATAAAGGGTAAATTTTATCCCCCTCTTTTAAACCTTTATTTCCATCCCCTATTTTTCCCAAAACCTGTATTTCAAATGTACGAATGGATTTTTGGGTAACCTAGTTATTCTGAATATTCTTTTAATATTTCTTTTATTTTATATATATGTGCGCATTTTTCATATTCTTCATAGTTTTCAAAAAAACTAAGAGCGCCATCTAAAGTTTTATTAAGTGTTAAGGGATTAAAATTAATAATAGCATCAACATCTTCATTTTTATCGACATCAATACCTTTAATATAATACCAAGCCCTATAATATACAGTATATTCAGATGCTTCTTTAGTAGATTCCACATTATAATCAGGTTGTTCTTGTTTAAGAAATTTTTCTAATTTTTTATGGAATACTTCATGATTTTGGATAAGTTTAACAAACATTCCTATTTTAGCATACGGCCCATTCATAAATTCTTGGATTTCTTCATTGGTTTTATCACCATTGATTTCTTTCCCATCTACAAACAATTTGAATATTTTATTTTTATCTATCATTAATATTATTTAATTATAAATATATGTTAATTTTCTATCTTATCTACTTCATTTAACTCCCGCTCAATATCAGCCTGGATTTGTTTTAAAATTTTATATTCTTTAACAATATCCTTTTTATTTGGGTTATCTGGGTGGTATCTCCACATTTCATCCATTACTGTTGAAGTTGCTACCAAATCATTAATTAATTCTGATTTTGTGTTATCTTGGTCCATTTGTTCTTGTGTTATATTCATTTTTTATTTAAATTTATTACCTATTAATATAATATTATCCTTTGCTTCTTCCAAACTAATATGAAAAAATTCTTTTCTATTGTTGACTCTAAATGCTTTTAATTTCTCATGAGTCATTCTTTCTACCATTTCACCATTAAAACACTTATAAGCCCATTCTACTTTATAAGGTGTAGGAACACCAGTAGCAGATGATATTTGAATTGCTCTTTCCTCAGGTTTTAATTTAGTATACCCAATTTTTAGGTATTCCTTAGGCAATGATGGGTTTGATAATACATATACCCATTGATCTCCTTCACCTTGATCGGCATAAAGCCCATACTTTTTTTCGGTATAATACGTTACGTCTTCCCATCCCTCTCCTCGTTCACTTGGGGTGATGGTAAAAAAAGCTGCGTTTTCAATACCAGTATTTCCGTAATTTTCACGAAGGGGAATATACCCCTTCGCTACTTTATCTGTTATCCTTTTCATTATGCTACAAATTCTAATGCTTTACTAAACATTTTTTTATTTACGTCTTGATCTTGTTTGAAATTCTTAATAACTCGAGCTTGACGTTTTTTTCCTGTTTTTGTAATATATTCGAAATTACCTTCAATAATATTCTCCTGGACACGATTAAATACTTCCCAAAGCATATTACCTTCATCATTTTTACGTTGAACATTTAAAACTTCATCAATTGCTTGATCATCAAAGGTATTTTCCGTACCTTCTACTCTAATATCTAGAAACGATTTAGCAAGATCAAACATTTGCTCTTCTTGCAATTCAACTTCTTTCATCTTATTCATTGCTTCAACAGTTAAAGGTAATCTTTCAACCATCTCTTTAATAGTATCTTGTAAAGTTGAAAAATCATAACCCATATGACGGATCTTTACATCTTCAAATGTATCTGTAGCTATAACTAAACCATTCTCACAAATCATACGAAATAATCCAGCTGTAAATTGGAATGAATTTTTACCATCATGAGAATTGGTAAGCAATACTTGTGGGAAAACTGTATCCCCATCTTCACCATTAATAACAACATCATTATTTCTAAAAACAACTAAATGCTTTTGGAAACCAACTGTTGTTTCTTTTCTAGCTTTAACTTCTTTAGCATCTACAACACCCCATCCTAGTAATTCCATATCTTTGATCACTTGATCAGTTGGAATGTGGGTGTACTTATCACTCGTACTTTCTGAACCAACTTGGGTAAAAATACTTGGAGCGATTTCTCTTAACTCTTCTAAACTCTTAAACTCTTGACTTTCGTAATTTAACATACCTTTATTTTTAAATTAATTAATTGTTGCTAATTATTAACAACACGTGAATATACAAACCCTATCCCGGGAAGCCAAGCTTCCCGTGCATTACTTTTAATTATTT